GTTTTGAACTGAAGCAGTAATAGTTTCAGTAAATTGAGAAGTTTCTTTTACTAATTCGTATTTGTAGAAGTATTTACCTACTGCTAATTGAATATCAGTAACTACACCAGCAGTTTCGGTGTCGATTGATACGTTTTCGCTTTCGATAAATAGGACTGATTTTAGGCCACCTAAACTATCTTTGCAGTCCAAAGTGTAACCTTGAGTTAAAGCACAAGCCATATTTTTTTCGAGTTATAAAAAAAGGGTAGGCGAATTTACACCCACCCTTTTTTATGTTAAAATTTAATTACTTAATTGATTAATCTAAACCAAACCAAACTACTTCAGTTGGGAAGGCATAATTAACACCCATTTTGAACTCGGCAACGAAACGCATTTCGTCTGCTTCTTTCGCATAGAACAACTCAAATCTTTCTTCTTCGTTTAATAAATCTACACCTAAATAAAGGTTTGATAAACGAGTTGCAACCATTTGATCAGTTCCGTTTAATCCATTAACTGCAATCAATTTCACGTTAGTACCAGGAAGTACGATTTCGAAATCAACGCTTTCAGCAGCGTAGTGGAACAAGTTAGCTTCTTTCAATGCGATAGTATAAGTACGGAAAGTATCCATACCTGCGAAGATAACTACATCTCCGTTAGCAACGATAGAAGCAGGGATAGCAGCATAAATGTCATCTACTAAACCAATAACATTACCCGAAGTAATTGAAGCAGCAGCAGAAGTGTTACCAACAACAACACCTGTTACAGGAACACCACTTGGAGCAATAAGTTTCAATAAACCATCGAAACGTGCTAATTGAGCATTACCACTTGCAGTATCTCCTTGCCATAAAGCAGTTTCTAATGCAGCACCGATAACATCAATTTTTTTGCCTGTATACTCATCAGCAAATGGCATATAGTCATAAGTTGATCCAGCTCTTAATGCTTTTTGAGTATATTTAGCCTCAAATGCTTTAGGGCAAATTGCTTCGTTTACTTTAATTTTACCAGGAGTTACTGCACGTTGTGTAAACGCAGTAGTACCACTTGAAGAAAAACCACAAGTACCACCTGCTTGGAAAACTGCATTAGTTTCCATAATGTTAATTTTTTCTGACGATTTTACGCCAACCATAACGTTTCCAGCACTTTCAATAAGTGTAGCAGTTTTTGGTTTGAATACAAGAGAAGTAGCAAGTTGTTGCTCGTTCTCTTTTACATAGTTTGATAAACCTGTTAAATCTAAAGCCATCTTGATTATTTTTTAAGAGTTTGAAAAATGTTTTGTAATTTCTTGTAAGCATCGGCTTTGCTCACTTTGTTTTGAGCCGAAAAAGCATTTTTAGGTGCTTGGGTTTCTTGTGCAGTTTCTACTTTAGCGAATGCGTCCATAAACTCTACCAATTTCTTGGTAACATCATTTAACAAATCCACTTTGCTTTCAACTTCAGCAAGTTTAGAATTGAATGCTTCGCTAATTTCTGCGAAACGATCAACTTGTGGTTCGGCAATAACTTCTTCTTCGATTGCAGGTGCATCGTCTTCTTCAGACATTTCAACTACAACTTCATCTTGGTTTGGCTCTACCATTTTAACTTCGGCAATAATGCCTTCTTGTAACACTACTACAATAGTGCCATCTTCTAATTCGTGTTCGCCAACAGGTGCAGGAATTTCTCCATCGGGAGTTATAACTGAAATCATACCACCAGCTTCTAACTTGTCGAACTTAACAATAGTTCCGTCAGCTAAAACTCCTTCAGCAAATTCAATAGTAACTTCTTCTTGAGAAACTACTTCAGCAACTTGTTCTGCAAACAACAAACTTTTGATTTGTTCTAATGCTTTCTTTGCTTCCATAATTTTTTAAGTATAAGTATAAATATATAATTGATTGTATTTTGCAACTTAAATACCAGCTTGTGCCAATATATTTTTGATTTGGGAAACCATCAATTCTTCTTTAGTCAATCTATCAGCATAACCAAATATACCTTCAACGCTAAATCCTTGAAACTCTCCACTCTTTACCTTTGCCCAAATATCTTCGTTATCTACTTTGTAACTACCAAACCAAGATCCATCTTTTGCATCTTCAAATCCTTTGATTGGCATCTTACCCATATCACGATTTACGATCCAACTCTCAAACATTGTAACGCCTTCGATTGCTTTAGAAGCATCGTGCATTTCGTTTACGTTTGATTGATAACCTTTCTTAAAGAACTTCTCTGCAATTTGTTGAATAGTTTCTGCATCGAATACTACATAGTGTTCTCCGAACTCCTCATTGTTTCGGTAGATAGGCATATCTGCTATCATTAATGCGCCACTTAAAATACGCTTGTCTTCGCTTATGATCTCGAACTTTTGACGTTCTTTAAAAGCAAGGAAATTGCGTTGTATGGCAGGTCTATCAACCAATGCCACAAAATCAACTTCGGCTTCGTCTTCCAAATCCGAACTGATTATAAGTTTATAAATAGGTAAGTCCATATTCTTAAATATAAATTTGTTTATAATGTGGCTGCTGCCTTAATTTTTGATACCCTATCTTGGCTATCAGTAATATCACTCTCAACAACAAATGCTTTTACTGCACTTTGATTTTGAACATTTACATCGGTTGTTCCAATAGTTTGAGTATTGGTTAATTGTACTGCTGCCCCTATTGGTGCTTGAGTAGGTAATGCACTTCCACCTGCGCCACCTCCACCACTCGGAATTGATGGTGCGCCACCTCCACCTCCACTTGGTGTTTTAACCGATGCGATTGCTTTTACGTTTTTAATACCTCGTGCGATAGTAGCAGTTACTGCGATGAAACGTGCTATTTGTGCAACAGGCCCAAAAATACCATAATCAGCATCTAACGCTTTATTCGCTGCTTGGTAGGTATCAATGGTTGCACCTGCGATAGCCATTGCTTTTCCAGCAGCAGTTTCTCTACCCATAATATCAGCAAGGTCGCCCGATAGTTTAGAATACGCATCTAATTCCTTTTCTTTTCTTTCTTTATTTAATCTTGCAATTTCCTCATTGAACTTAACCATTGCAACTGCATCTTCCTGCTCTTTTAATTTAGCAGCATCTCCAGCAATCATTTGAGTACCTAATAAAGATACTTTTGATTTGGTTAAATCGTCATCAGCAGTTTTAGTAATACCAACACGAATAGCTTCTAAACCTTTTAATCTTTCAATCTCTCCTGCTCTACGTTCTTCCTCTTTTTTATTTGCTTCTTCTTGTCGCCTTCTTGCTTCTTCTTGTCTTTTAATAGCAAGTTCATTAAGTCGTGCTTGTTCTTGAGCATCAATGATTGCCTTTTCGTTTTTAAGGTCTTTGAATTGTTTTAAATCTTCTTCGTTTAATTTCTTTTCAGATTTTAATTTTGCTCGTAAAACATTTAATTCGTTCTCGGCTTTTCTTTTACTTAATTCAGCAACCTCTTTTTCAGAACCACCTTGCGCTTTTAATAATGCAATTCTTCTATCAATGTCTTCGTTACCAGCTTTAGTTGATCTTGCAAGTTTATCGTAGGCTCTTGATGCCTCACTTGTTACACCAACGAAATCAGTAATTTCATCTACCAACTTACTTATAAATTCTCCAACCTTCGCAAGTCCAGGAACAAAGTTTAAAACAACTTTCTTAACTTGGTCAAAATTTGCAATCAATAAACCAACACCTACAACCAATGCACCAATACCTGTCGATATAATCGCACCACGAAGTGTACTGAATGAAGAAACAACATTGGTTTTTATAATAGCACCAAGCGTTTTAAAACTATCTTTAGCAGCAAGTACACTATTCAGACCTTCAGATAATGCTAACGCACTTTGAACTTTTAATAATTGCTTTTCAAGTTCTTTACTTTCAGTACCAAATAAACCTATTGCACCTTGAACACCTGCAAAACCACCTGCAACACCTTGCAATGATTGGCTAAATGCCTTAAACTTTGCATCGGGATCTAAAGCAGCAATTCTATTCTTTAAATCGCCTACCTCATCTTTTAAGTTTGCTACCTTTTTTGCAGCAGATAATGCTTCGGGAGATAATTCGCCAAATCGTCTTGAAAGGTCTACTGCATTTTGTTGCGCTTCCCTTAATTCTTGTCTTATACTTTTGACCGACTTTTCCGTTTGGGAAGCATCGGTCGTTATCTTTAACGCTATTTCTTCAGTTGCCATCGTTTAGTTTTTAAAGGGTGCTATAATCTCCACTATATATATAAATATAACAATCGTCGCTTGTTGGCTCAAGTATTCTAATGAATGTAAATGCGCCTGTTGTTCCACCAGCTGCGATAGGAGTTCCATTACCAAATAATTGTCCTTCTCCTATTGTAATAGTTTGCGTTCCTTGTATTGTAGTTTCAGTACCATCAATGAATTGCCATTGCACATCAAATGATTTATTAAATGGTAATGCTTTATCAATAGTAACTCTTGGAAATGATAAAAACGCTTCAACAGGACTTGGTGTATATTCAACAAAAACATCAAGGTCTTCAATAGTTACAAGTCGTAACAATTCAACCTTTGTTAATTCATTACCTAATGGGTTATAGCCATCAATCTTATTTAAGTAATAAATACCATTGTCCATTCGAACATATTTACGGAAACTCAAGTTCATTATATCAATGGCGTTGAGCAATAAATAAAGTGTTATCAATTTCGTATCTTTGTTATTTTGGCTATCAATAAATTGCTTATAATAAAAATGGTAAAGATTTAATGTTGGATAATTTTCGATATTAAAATAAACTTCTCTTGGTGGGTTAAAACATAAATCCCATAATAAACCACTACTTGCCATAAATGGATTATA